GAACTTCTTTGGGATATATTTGGAGGTACTATTAATGAACAAGGTTATAAAGTATTAGACCCTCATATTGGTGCTATTTATGGTGATTCAATCACACCTGAACGTCAATTAGAAATTTATAAAAGATTAGAAGCCAAAGGATTTGCTTCAACTAATATTGTATTAGGTGTAGGTAGTTTTACTTATCAATATAATACTAGAGATACATTAGGCTTTGCTTGTAAAGGTGCTTGGTTTGAAGTTGAAGAATTTGATAAAGAAGCCACTATGGAAGCAGATATTAAATCTTCACAAAATAGAGAATCTTTTAGTAAACCTATCACTAAGAAAGTATCATATAACATTTATAAAGACCCAATTACAGATGATGGTACTAAAAAATCTTTAAAAGGGTTATTACAAGTTACACAAGATGATAATAATGAAATAGTGTGTTTAACTGAGTGTACTCTTCAGCAAGAATCTAAAGGATTATTACAAGTAATTTATGAAGATGGTAAATTTTACAATCAAACAACATTAGAAGAAATAAGAAATAAAATAAATAAACTATGTTAAAAATTATATTATTTATATTTATAGTACTTTTCATAGCATTATGTGTTGCTTTAGGCAATAAAATGTATGATGATAAGAATACTGTAAAAGGTAAAACTTATGGTAAAGCTTCCTTTGAAGAAGAGTTATCAGAGTTAGAGTACAAAGTGGCTTACTATAAGAAGTAAATAAAGGTAAGGCTCTCTGTAAAATATGTAAACATAGGCATAGACCAGACGACATCTGGGCTTGTTATATGTTATTACCAGAACCTAATATACACATAGAGTATGTCCAACCACAAATATAGGAAGAAAACAATGATTGCGCTTATCAATAGGCACTACCTATTAAGTAAGCTAGAGGATTTCAACTCTAAAGCAAATGAATTAAATAAAAATATAGATTTCTTATTACTTATAAATAACAAATGGAACATAACGGGTGGCATAAAGAAGGACTAGATGCAATACTGGATGCTGCTAATTTCTTTAGAGAAGAGAATGCTGCTATTTCAGAGAAAATGTTAAAATTCCTACAGGAAGATGAGAAGTTAGCTACTTTTTCAATTGTACTAAAAGACACTGTTTTTTACGTTGCATTATTGAAACTAGAAGATAACTATCATTTACTAGGATCCGAAGATGAAGAATCTTTAAAAGCTTTAGTAGATTATTTTAACAAAAAAGAGGGTAGTAATTAACTGCCCTCTTTTAAAAAAATTTCCCACCAGGAATGGTTACTTAACCCAAAACTCCTGTTGGTTAATAAAGTTATCGTACTTATTGAATATTGTTAAGAATGGGATGAAATCTTTGGTTTCTTTCCATAACTTAAGATCTCCTTTATGGATACCTTTCTTATAGAAGTTTTCACCCTCTACTCCTAAAGCGCCATATACTGGCGTAGTAATCATAGATCTTAACATTTCTCCACCTTCTTTAACAGTAGACGCTGCTGCAAATGGACTTTTAATGAGGTCATATTGCTGCCTAATACCAAATACTGGTATAAGAGTTTGAATCTCACCCATTTGTCTATTTTGCTGGAATGCTAAGAAGTTAACTAGTTTCTTAAGCTCCTCATCATCGTCATCTATACCTTCAGATATAGCTGAGAATAAGTGGAATAATGCTAGAGAGGTCATAAAGAACGCTAATTCTCTCATATTTTTACGCATATTAGCTTTATCTATTTCAGATAACTTAGTATAGCTATCATAGTAGTTAGCTACTGTAAATTTATTATGTTTCAGAAACTCAAATAAAGTAATATAACGCCCTTTCATATCCAGATCAAGTCCTTCATAGTGTTGTTGTTCACCAAATCTTGACTTAATAGCAGGATATACCCACTTATGGAACTGTGCTGCAAATTGACCTAACCAATGTTCCTGGATAGCCATTCTATCTTCCCAAGCATAGTTACCATGGATGTATTTATTCATCTCAATTATCCTATTAGTTAGTCTATGTTTATCAGAATTAGATAATGCTTCAGGTGTTTTTAGAGCACCTGTAGAAGGATCAAATTCCATACTATCATATAAGGATTTTTTATCTTTAAGAAAATCTTCAGTTTTATCTTTATGGATTTCTTTAATCTCAGAATAAAGCATCCATTTACCATCTATGTTATATGTGTCCATTAACATGGCTATACCAGATCTTGATTGAGCTGCAAACTCACCACCATCTTGTAAACTATAAGCAAAATCAAATACATCACCATTAGAGGTTCTACCGTCTATAGATGCTTGATGTTTGATAAATCTAAAGTAATCTACTACTGCTTTATATTTACTAGATGCTTTCTTCTCAGCGTACTTAGATTGATTAATCTCTTTAAATATATTAGGCAGAAATTCAGTGTTAAATAAGGCAGTTGCTTTATTCCCTGAAGACTGCTGAAAAAATTTCCCACCAGCAGCTTCAATAGATGTATTTATCCTAGCCATCACATAGTTATTAATGGCAGAAAATGGGTTTAATCCAATACCTTTTAATGAGTTATACTTTAAAACAGTCTTACTGAACTTAGCGATCTTAGTATTATCCATCTCACTGTTATCATATAATACCATTCTCATCCAAGTACTTAGACGCTTAGCAGCTAAGGAGTCTTTACCCTCTACTAGAGCAGGTTCACCACTTTGGTTTTTCAAAATTCCTGAACCAGATTTCTGGTAATATTTTTTAGTCTCAATAACATCTTTAATAGCCAATACAGAAGATTCTATATTCTTCATAGCCTCATAGTTATAAGCCATGTTAGCTGTATTTAAAAGTACATCTACAAGATCTGTTTCCATTTCAGAAGCTGTAGGTTTAGACTCCTCTATCTTAAGAGCTTTTTGGTACTTCTCTAATTCTGTTTGATCAGTACCTTGTTTTATATCAGCAATTTTATCTTTTAATCTCTCAATAGTTCTCTCATTACGTAGTCTTTGGGTATGGAAGATAGGAACATCACTAACTAATAATCCTTGTTCATCAGTTTGTCTTTTCTTCTCAAACACCTCAACATTAAACATTCCTTTAATAGCTCTACCTAGTACAGATAGTTTACCAGCATCAGAATTAAGTAATTGTTTTTTAAATGATTTAATAACCACAGGAATACGTCCTTTCATATCTGAACGTACATCTTTAGGTAGAGCAGATAATAATCCTTTAGGATCTTCCATTTGTTGGGCAAAGAACTTATAGAAGTCACGTTTAGCCTTACCTGATTCACTGTTATCATTCATTAAAGCAAGGTATTCTTTATTTCCCCACTTATCTTCTCTAACTTCTGTGTATTCTGCCTTAACAAAACTAACTGTACGGTAATCTGTTTTACCTGTAAACTCATACTTGTTTAGTACTTTATTAAATTCAGGAATGGCCTTTAAGGTTAATTTAGGCTCTGTAAAATACTTGTATTTATACCTTTCATATTCTTCAGCAGAAACACTTGCTTTTTTAACCCATTCTTTATAACCCTTTTCACCAACTTCCACATGCTCTTCATGTTTAGCACGAGCAGCTTTAAATTCATCTGTATACTTAACATTATCACCGTCTAGTAAGTTACCTTCTTCCAACCTCTCAGCTGTTATAAAATCAGCAAAGTTAGCTTTAACTCTCTTCACCATCTTATTATACTGTAGATCAGCAACAGAAGCTTTAGATGTATCTGTTATATGTTTATACTGAAGTGTAGCTCCAGTATCATCAGACATCTTGTCCTTTAATTCATATAACTTCTTATAGTATTCTTTAGATATTTTACGTATATAGTTACCAGTAGTTCTATCCCCATCTTTCTCAAACATCCAGTCATAAGTAGTAACACCTACAGATACTAACTTTCTACCTAGGGCTTTAACCTTACTTTCAAAAGTATCTAACTTATCAAGTGATTTCTGTTCAGCTTCTTTATAAAGTTTATCAACTAATGCCAATAACTTATCTGTAGAAGTAGATAAATCTCTAAATGCCATATCTGATAAAGAGATATCATAACCTTGTTTCAACATAGTATCAAGTTCTTCATCAGTCATAGAAGCTCCTTTAGAAAGTTTCTCTCTGGCTAACTCTTTAACTGAATCTAGAATATGTTCTGGTAAAGCTGTTTTTAGCTCTACAAGTTGAGAGGATAAAGTAATAATATCCTTACGTGTTTTATCATCAAAAGCTAGATCAGGTCTTGTTAAACCTTGATAACTTGCTATATACTTTTTAAATTCAATAATGTTCCTTAAATAGTTAGGATCATTTCTCTTCTCAGGGTTGTTAAGGTACTTACGTACTTTATCAAGTTCTATAGTAGCATTGTTTAACAAACGTTTAAACATAACTTTTTGATCTGTAGTATTATTAGCCATAGCTAACAGGGCTTCTATCCGGTTAATAGAGTTTTTACCAAAGTCAAAACCTTCACTACCTTCAAACCTTTCAAAATATTCTTTACGTAGTTTTAAAACATCTACAATACTCTTAGTAACAGAATCCCATATAGAAGTATTTTTATTCTCATTAGAGTTACCAGGAGTTTCTTTCTTCTTAGCATCTGCTTTATAAACTTCCTCATCACTATTAATAGCTTTTAAACTATTTAGTGCTTCTATAGTAGCTCTTGTTTCTATAGCTATAGCTCTTTCATGTAAAAGATCTAAGTTACCTTCTTTGTCTTTAGGATAAGATGCGCTATCCTCATATATAACATGACTTAATTCATGAAATAATAAAAAGTTAAATGCGTCTTCATCATTGTGGAGTAGAGATTTTATTTCTTCTAGAGAAAATTCTTCTGCTTCAATTTTAGCAAGCATGATTTTCTTCTGCTTAGAACTAGTACTGATATCATTCCCCATCATATAATCTACTATTACAGATGGGTTAATATTAGGGGTTATATTTAATACTCCTGTAGAAGAATTAAAAGAAGCTAAGCTACCGATAGTAGATTTATTTCTAGTAATAACAATGTTTGGTAATTTTTTAGCAGCGCGTACTTTATTAGCCTTATTAACTAAGGTCTCAATCATACCGATAGAAACTTGTTCACGTATACTCTTAAACTTTAATAGTTTAGCAGCTTCTTCTAAAGAGGGTATAACTTCTCCATTTTTAGTATACATATACATGGCTTTTGTATCACCATATTTCTTTACTAAATTCTGCCATGCAGGAGTTGATTTATTTGGACAAGCTATCATTTACAATTTTTTAAATGTTCTATAAAATTCTTAAATTGATCCAGTGATATTGAATCATCATCTAATAAAGTCCTAATATCACCTTTATATGTATCAATAATTTCTTGTGGAAATTCTGATAAAGATAGTGTTTTTTCTGATAATAAACCAGTTTCAGAAGAACTTTCTGCTTTTTTCACAGGTTTATAGGCATTTTTGTCTATATAGGCATCTACTAGCTTAGTAGGTATATTATAGTTTATGATAGTACCTTTTAAGTACCTATCATCAATAGTAGCTACTGTACCATAATCCTTAGAATTAAACATAGTATTAAGCTTATCGGCTAGTCTTTTGGCCCATTTAGTAACATTATGTTTGTTTTTTAACTTAGGGTTTTCAGGAGATACCTTTAAAAGGATCTTACCAGGGTAAATCTCTTCTGCTGTATTGTGATCTACACCTACAGTTTCCCTTATTTTATCAGCTATTGCTTCCGCATATTTTACTCTACAACTCATTAATCACAGTTTGGATCATTAATATCTGGTAAATTATTATCATCTACATCTGGGGTCTTACCTTGTTGGCGCTCAGCTTCAGCATCTGCAGCTTCCCAGTATCTTAATGGTACCTCATATTCTTCTTCACCTATAGTTTCTATTCTAGATACTAAAGAAGCAGGTATAGTACCAGGTAAATTCTCATCATCTAAATCAGGTGCATTTTCTATATTACTACCAGGTTCATAAGCATATTCTGGTTTAGCTCTCTGAAATTGTGCGTTAGCAAAATCTAAATCTCCTTGAGTATACTCTACATTATCAGAATAAGCCCCATTAAAACTACCTTTTTTACTAGCTAGGTATTGAGATAACTTAGTGGCCTCCTCTGGAGATAGATGTAACATAGGGTTATGTAAGTCATAAAATTTATCAACTCTTGTATATACAGCTTTGAAGTCTGTACTTTCAGTCAGTTTATAAACATCATGATAATCCTCCATCATTTGATTTTTACCAACTACACCTAAAAAGGCAGGGAACTTTAATCCCACAACAGTCTTATCTTCTACAATACCCTCCATAAAAGATTGTTGGTTTGCTTTTTCAACATCAATTAAATCAACAGACAATACATCTTTATTCAAAGTTACTGTAAAGGATTCTTTAAAATCTTTACCGTGTACATTTATTAAATTCTTAGCATTTTTAGTACTACGTGCATATAACTCTGTATACATATTAACTAGCTCTGAAAAGGTATAACCAGTAGCAGTTTGTAACTTAGCATTAAAAGTTTTATCCTCAACAGAAAGTTCTTTAGGACCAACAGTACCAAAGAGTTTAGTAACTTCTTTCAACTTCTTAGATATACTTAAGAAGAATTCTGGTCCTATAAACTTAATTAAACTTTCGTTAGTAAACTTTAGATTACCTTCTACAACTAAATAATCAAATATATCCTGTGCAAATTGTTTTATATCCGCGTTAGAAGAGTTATAAAGATCATTTAATGATTGGTTAAACTTTTCTAATACATCATTAGACAGTTTAGCACGGGTATCAACAGTTAATAAGTCTATTCTTCTATAGTTAGAATCTGCTGGTTTTACAGTTAACCACTTAACTAAATCATTCTTTGCAAATTCTTTCTTTGAATTAGATGCTACTTCTAGTACTGAATCAGTTTTTAATAAAGCATTAAAGTCAGCTATAATAGAAACACTACCTTCCTCTATACCAGGGTAAGCTAATTTATTCAATTCATCTAATCTAAAACTGTCATCACCATAATCTTCACGTAGGGTTTTCTCATAGATACGTAAATTTAGGAATGTTAAAAAGTCCTTAACAGCCTTTTGTTTTTCTCTAAAATTTCTATTTCCAAATAACTTACCAAATCTATTTTGAAAAATTTTATAACCACCAGTCTCACGAATAAAAAATTCAGACGCTATATTCTTTATAGTTCTAGCCATATCCTTATTTACTTTAATATTAGGATGTGTTCTAAGTGCGTTTACAAAACTTTGACCATAAGGTATTTGTGCAGAATCTTGTAAAGCCTCATAATTTTCAGCTATGGTTTCAAGATTGGTTAGTTCAGATCCTACTCCCTTATTAACTTTTAATAAAGATAATAATTTAGTGTTAGCATCATTAACTTCCATAGCTTTGATATATGCACCTAATACAGCTATTTGCTGTAGAATTTCGTCAGAAGTTTCAGCTTTACCTTTCTTATAAATTTCTAGTAACTGTTCAGTGTTTAAAGAATACTGAGGTTCCTTAATATCCTCACGAGTACCTTTTATATTAGCTGCTTCCATTTCTTTTTCAGCAGCAGCATAGAATTTTTGCATAAGATCTTCCATAAGCGCTCCAGCAACATCTTTAGCTCTAGGAACCATTGATGTACCTATCTTAAGGGATTTCTTATCAATATTAGATTTAGTTAACTCTATCTTTTCTGTAAGTTCAACCATGATAGGTTGTACAGCCATAATAGTAGTACGTGTCTGCCCTAATCCTAAAGATTGCCAAACTAACACCCCATTTAAAATATCACTAGCACGATTAACTAATGATGCTAATTGTTCTTTGGCGTTATCTGTAGCAGCCGATAGTTCAGTAGAAATAGTATCAGATTTAGGTTTACGAATAAGTTCTTTATTCAAAGTACCATCTTCATTCAACACCATATCTTCTTCATTAACAAACTCAAAACTACCATAGTTTTTACCGTCTAGATTAATAGCAAATTCATCTTTTAAGTGGATTCTATTAGTAGTTAACCAAGCATTGGCTATGTTGCCATTAGCAGCAATACCAATATTTTCTTTACCAATATCAATATTCTTCTTACCAATAAATTTAGATAATAATCCTAAAGATAACCTTGCTTTATTTAACTTAGCTCCACCTACTTTAGTTAGAGTGTTAGCAATGGTTTTAAGAGTGTCTACACTAGCAGGTGTCTTTAAGGACTCCTCTAGTTCTGGTCTATCTAATAGAGATAATTCTAAGTCTAATAATTGATTTTGTAAAGTCTCAGCTGCGGGTGGAACTGATTCAGTACTAGAAGTAATAAAACCAAGTTCTTCCATAGCATCTAATTCATAAGCTTCTTCAAATTGAGTTATACGATCATTAATACTAGATAATGACATACCACCGCCAGCAGCAGTAGTATATTTATCTAAATCATCTTTAATAGAGTCAAATAAAAGTTGAGCTTTTCTTCTTTCTTGTACTAAAGGATGATCTTCGTCTTCTTTAGAATTAATAGCATTAATTTTAATTAAGTTTTTTAAATTTTTAATACCTCTCAATAAAGCACGCTGGTCTTCTTTTTTAGATTTAGCTAAGTTTTCTTCTAAAGAAGCATAAATAGCATTACGTCTATCTAGTAAATCCTTATATTCAGGGAAAGTAGGATTCTCTAAAACCATCTTCTCCAAGGTATCTTTAAATACCTTAGTATTTTTTTTAGATAATGTGTATTCTTCAAAAGCATTACCCTTACCAAAAATAACAAGGTCACCTTTTTTATTTCTGTAGGTACCTTTTCTATAGACATACAACTTATCAATATCAAAGTCAGCTCCTGATAACCATACTAATTCTTTAGGGCCTATTATGCTATCACCATAGTAGTCAGGTAAGAAATCTACAACTTTAAATGGCATCATAGAGTGTTGAGACTGTGATGGGATACGAGTACCCAACATGATCTTAACTTCTTCTGCAGTTAGACTATCACCAGGTTTAAGTCCTAGTAGTTCAGCAGAACGTCTAGTCATCATAACCTCAGCATACTGTAACTTACCATTTTCCATTTTATGGATACGTAAATCTTCAGCCGGATTAACAGCTAACTTGGGATTAACAGCTAACTCCTCAGCAGAAATTACTTTACCATAATTATCACGATGTACTTTAATACCATCAGCACTTACTAATGTAAGTTTATTACCAGTAGTTTTCTGAATCATAACACCTTTATTAAAGTGTGCTAAGAAATACTTCTCAAACTGACTTAATAAGTGTGGTAAGTTAGGATCATTTTTAAAATCTCCGCCTTCTTCAGCTAAGAATTGTTCCATAATAAAACTAGAACCACTAGAAGCTGCATTATTCATCAATTTGTTAATGAATACTTTAAGATCCTTACGTCTTGTTTTACCTTCTTTTGATGTACTTAGTATACTTAAAGCATCATCAAATAAGGTTTGACGTAGTTTAGCTAACAATTCATAATACTTTTTAACATCATTGACATTACTATCTTTAGTCATGTCAAGACCAGCAGTAATCAACTGTATTTTTTGAGTACCATTAACAATCTCTGTAGAACCAGAATCATTCTCTACTTGTAAACGTTGGAATTTACCATTATATTTTGCGTAAGATTTAAGATTACCATCTTTATCTTTATACCCAAAATGATTATTCACATCAAAATCAGAACTATTGAAGCTTTCATGCTTAATAATATTATCAGGACTAGTTAATTTAGAAGCTGATAATGGTATCAGTTGATGGATATTATGTTTCTCCATCCACTCTCTCTTATTATGTAATTTTTCTCTTCCTGGTAAAGCTACCCAGCGTTCAGACTTAGCATCATATCTTGATGTAAATTGTTTAGTTAAAGGGAATACAGACATCTTGTGGTAAATTAAATTACCAGCATTATCTTTACCATAGGTAACTAACTTAGCAGCAACTAAGTCTACCTTACTAGCTTCTTCTTCTGTAATAAACTGAGGTACACCATTAACAATAGGAGGATTATCTATACGATTAAGAATATCTTCTATTTCTGGTGTTAATCTACCAAAATCACTTAACATATTTATCCTATCTTGTACAGAAGAATATACTTGAGCATCATCTACATTTATTTCAGCATCTCCTGAGATAGAATCTTTCTTAGTTTCTTTAGACTCAGTAGTATAAGCAACATTAATCTCACTACCAGATCTGTTTATACCAGCTGCATTTCTACCGCCATTACGCTTAAATTTATCATCAATATCTTTATATTGTGATAAATCTCCATCAACAAGTTGATCTATTGAGGAAGACATTAAAAAGTCATTAACTACAGCAGAACCTACTAACTTATCGAAAGTACCATAGGTCTCAACACCATTCTTAGTTCTATCAGCTAATTGATATTCATTAGCCATAGATAATACATCTGTTATTTCTTCATTAACAGTTTGTGTAATAGCTTTCAAAGCCTCTGCTTTAAAAGTATCATTATTAGCAATCCTATTAATTTTTACAAGCTCTCCTTTTGTATTATATTCTCCTTCAAAGGTATCATGTAAAGCTTTATATTTCTCTCTATTATTAAAGTCATTAAAATAAGCAAACCCCTTCTTTTTAGAAGGAATACCATTTATTAACCTATCAATTTCTTGAGAGAATATAGTATTAAATATTTGCAGAGCACCATCCCCATTGATCATACCTGCTTCTGTAACAACTCCTGTTAGTACAGGTAAGTCTACAGCGTAGATCTGAGATTTAGACTCTTCTACACCTACAACATACTTAGCTGTGTTTAATCCTGTCTGTGTGTTTTTTTGTTGATCACTAAATAATAATAACTGCATAAGCAAGTATTCTTTAGCCTTGATATTCTTAGCAGTAACACCATCTACACGTTCATTTTTAGTAAAGGATTTTTTACCATCGAAGGTTTTTTCTTCTACCTCAATTAAATCTCCTGTAAATAACAATTGCATATTACTGAAAGTATCAGCAATAACAGCAGGTGTGAATAATTTAAATAACGGTGATTTAGCAAAGTAAGGATCTTTTTGTTTTTCTTCAACAGCTGTTTTAGAAGATAGCCCTTTCTGTAACTCTATAATCATGTCTGATAAATAAGACTGCATTATAAAAGAGTATCTGTTCTTATTTCTAGCGTCTTGGAAAGATGACTCAAATAAGTCTGCTCTAAAATGTTTATCTGCTATAGCTAAATTTAATAATTGCTTTACATAACCAACAGAGTCCTTATCATTAGTTTCAAGAGCTCCTTTATAGATAAGATCTCCTTTAGATACTAAGTTACTAAGGTGACTAAAGAATCCTACGATAGGTTTCTCAAGATCTTTGTATTGTTCTCTAATAGCATCTAACGAGTTATCCGTATTAGGAGTAAAGAATAAATCTACTGTACCTTCGGTAATATCTATACCTAATTCATTTAATGTGCTAATAATAGCTTCTTTTAAAGGTATTTTTTTAACACCTACTGTAGAAGTATCATTATTAATAGCTTTTTGAATATCTAATAACTTCTTAATAACTTCCTTCTTAAACTTAGTATCAGAACTTAATTTACCTAAAATATTGTGTATATAGTTGTTAGACCAATTATTGAATAGTTTCTTTTCAGGAGACTTATAGTTAGAGTTAAATATATTTGAGGTACCATTAGTTACAGAACGTATGGTTAAGTAATTCATTTTAGTACGCTCAAATGACTTCTGAATTTTCTTTAATAGTTGTTCTCCAACAAGTCCTCTATCTTTAGTCTTAGCTTCAATCTTAGCAACCACAGCCCTAACTTCAGGATTATACTTACTAAGTACTTTTAATCTAGATAAAAATTCAGAAGGGTGTACATCAATTAAGTTGGTAATAATTGCATTATATACAGTATCTAAATTGATAGCTTTCTGAATAGTACGTCCATACTCATCCTTAGTTTCATATAAGGTTAAGGCTAGGAAAGATCTTATATCAGAATCTAACATATCCACACCACCTACTTCAAAGTGATCAAATTGCCAATTCTCAGCACCGCCCTCAGACTCTTCCATTTCAAGAAAAGAGTCAGTCATGGCATCATACTTATAACGCTTAGTAATATTATTTACTTCAGTAAATATCTGTTTATAGATCTCAGGATGTGTTAAGTATTCATACTCTTCTTGTAGTAAAGCACGTACAGCTTTCTTCTCATCCACGTTAGCTTCTGAAGAATAACCTTGTATATATTCATCTAGAGCTCTGGTAATATCAGGTTTTTTAGACTTTTCTTTGAATGCAGTTTCTGCAGCTTTTGCAGCAACAGTAACAATAATATCTTTAGATTGTGCTATTGTTTTACCTGGTAATGATTTATATGCTGCTTGATCTGTATCTGTAAATCTGTTTATAACAGCATCTTTACCGGCATAATATCCAGTATCTATACGCTCAAATAAACTATCTACCTTAGATTTAATACCTAAGAATTCTTTAGCAAAATCTAATAATCTTCTAAATAATCCTTTGTTTACTACAGCAGTAGGAGTTGCTTTATCCTTTTTCCAAGCTTGGAATTTATCTGCTAAGTATTCCTCATAAACTAAATCTTCTAATTCTTTCTCACTAATCTCATCATATAAAGAGCGTAATTCATTTTTACGTGCCTCTAACTGAGCTTCAGAAAGATTCATTTCTTTTTTAGCCACTGATAAATAAGTATCTATCTGTTTATCAGATAATACAGATCTAAATACAGCATGAAAAGCTTCATGGAATTCAGTTCCAGCTTCAGCTAAGGCGTTAAGCTTCAATACTGAATCACTAAAGAATCCCCATAACATATCACCATTAGATAGCTTTTCAGCTACATGGGACATCTCAACTTTAATGCCTGCAGGTAATATACCTTTTAAATAATCTAAGGCTTTCTGTAGATCAATAGGGGTTTTTGTAGTACTACCTGTTTTTGCAGCACCATTTTTACCTTTTCTTTTTCTAGAAACTCCCTTATCTTTTAATTCCTTAGCTTCTTCTATAAGCTTATCTACCTTATTTTTGGTAGTTTCTACACCCTTCCCTAAAGCAGCTAGTTCTGCTTGTCTTCTTCTAACAAATTGTTTAAATCCTTCTATATCTTGTTTAGAACCTAATATGTAAATTTGCTCTGGTTCAAATACTGAATAATAATTTATATCTCCTCTTTGTTTAATTATTGCAGAATCTTTAGTTTCATCTTTAGCAACAACTGGTGGAATTATAGAAAAATCTCCAAAATCAGGGTTTTTCATATCAAATAACATTGCATGGGGTATTGTACCTTCTACATTTGCAAAATTATTTCCAGGATTTATATTTTTATTTATTCCAAAGAATCCTTTTCTTCTATTTATATTTGCTGATAAACTAAATTTTTCTTTGCTTGGCTTATCTATTTTTACATTAGAAAAATGATAAACAATATCTTTTACTTTACTGGTTTTGAAAATTGTAGACAAATACTGCAAGTATTGAGCTTTATTACCAATAGAAGCAAGTTCAGGTGATTGACTAAATACAAAATCAATTCCTTCCATTTTTCTTTTAAAAGAATCTAATTCTTCTTGTCTTCTTCTATCTATATCAGCTTTTTCAGTATAAGATAGATCTGTTAGTACAACGTTACTTGTAGTTTTTTTAGCAGTTGAGAGAACAACAGGAGCTTCTTTAACAGCTAAATCAGCTGGGTATACCTTAATACTAGTAGGTGTAAATCCAGTAGCAGTCGCTACAAAATTACCTACAATAGGTTTATTAGATGGTTCTATAGGGGTATCTTCTCTAAAAGAATTTTCGTCTATAGTAGTAGATATTCCTCTCTTATTAGCATGATAGTTAATACGATTAATAAGGAAATTTAAATCCTTCTCAAGCATAGTAGCTTTATCAGTCTTAGAAACACCTTCTGATAAGTCAATAGACTTAGGAGTTTCAAGACCATTACCAACATTGAAACGTAATGTGTATTTTTTTAAATCAGAATTCCAACCATAACTAAAATCCAACTTACCTCTACCTGCGGCATACAAAGATAAATCTTTAATAACTTGGTATGCTTCCTCTTTATTACCTGCTGGTATTTTAGCTAATTCTGCAGCAGCATTCTGAATTCTTTCCCATACTTTAGTAGCAGGTTTAACTTTAGCAGATTTAATAGGCATCCATTTCTTAGAGCCATCTGGCAAAGTAACTTGAAGATAAACACCACTACCATTAGGTACGGTATTTATATCTCCAACTTTAGTATCAGTACCAATCAAAAATTTCTGCACAGTACCACCTTGATAAATAACATATTTACCATCAGTATCTTTAGCACCTTCTATAGTACTTATAGCAGGATATTCTACAGCACCATCTTGAATATAATCAAGAGCCCATAATGGAGCTACATCATACATCTTAGATGGAACCTCCATGTGCTCTTCATCTTTCTTCTTAGTAGACTCATAGTAAAGTGTTAATGCTTTACGTAAGTCTTTTATCTCTTTATAAGAGATCTTGTATGCTTCAAATTCTTCCTCAGTTAATTCTTCATCTTGATTTATTGCAAAAAGTTCTACAGCCTCTTCATATGTAAGCTGATCAATCTCAATAGACTCACCAGGTTTATATGTTTTAGTACCTATAACCATCTCCTTCTTAGGAGTAAGCATATTATGATACTTTATATTATGGAAATCATCTACTATCTTTCCTGTAGCAGGATCAATAATAATAATTTTAGTATCTATATCTTGGTTACCTTTAGTATTAAATGGGGAATTAGATTTATTAGTATGAATTTGATCACTGGAAGTATTTCTTGTAGACCAATAATTAGTAAGATCTATTTTTATATATTTATTCCATTCAGATTTTGGAAGTTTAAAAATATTACTCAGTGCTTTTCTAAGCTCATTAACCTTAACGTTGGGTGCATCATGCTTATTAACATGTATTCTATTAAAAGTATCTTTCCCAGATAGAACTTCTTTATGTACAGTTAAAGGTTTTTTAGAATTATCATATGTTTTTTTACCAGGATCTTCCGCATCAGGATTAAAATTACCAGAAGCATCAAACATTGGATTATCTATTTGTGATTCCCCAATCTTATCTATAATAGTATTAGCTTTTTTAATATTAGGATCAGCGAAATCTTCTGTGTTGACATCAATATTACCATTTTCAGTAGCTTCTTTTTGAGCAGCAGCTAGTTCTGCATCATATTTAGCATTAATTTTATCTTCTATAGCATGAGTATTTTGTTTACCACTAGATTGTTCTAATAAAAATTCTTGTTGATTTTGATCTTTAACTAAAGACATTTTATTATCTTCAAAGATTCCTTCTAATAATTTTTCATCATTCACTTCTTTTGGAAATCCTTTATTAAGAGTACTAAATTTTCCACCAATATTACTTTGTGTTTCTTTTTTACCATCTTTATATGTTTTAACCCTAGCTTGAAAAATTTCACCTGTTTCTGGATCAATACCTTCATAAGTTTTTACATTATCAACAAATCTAAAATTATTTTCATCTAATTCTTCTTTCCTTCTTCTTTCTATATCAGCTTTTTTATCAGAAGAAGTTGTAGTTCCTCCTAAAGCAGCTAATGCAGCAGATTTACTTTCTGTAGTTTTGGTAACAATGGGATTTTCTTCTTGTAGTTTTTTAGCAGCATTCTCCTGTACTATTTCTTTCTCAATAGCAGCATCTTCTTTATCTAACTTAGCAGCCTCTACAGGATTTAATAATGAATTATAAATATCCTTATAGGCATCATGCCTAACTTTTAATCTATCTAAATCATGTAATTGATTAAATATTCCAGGAATTTCTACAGGAGCTATAGAACTATTTTCTAATCTAGCAACTATTTCACCACTAACAGCACTTCTTTCTTTACCTGAAAGTTGATTATAGTTAACTACTGTACCATCAGATTTTGTGAAATGAGATAGGTTAACAGTAGATACTTGTCCGTTCTCACTATAGTTTTCAGATAGACCTGTTGTTTTTTCTAAGATATCTTTATTAACAGAGTCTATACGTTTTTGTGAGTCTAAGATAGATACATTAGCATGTATTAATCTATCACGATTATTATCAGATACAGTTCCTTCAGGGAACACAACATAACTAGCATCATGGATCTGTTTGATCTGTTTAGCTTGCTCCATCTTTCCTTGGATATAATCTACTACAGATCTCTTACCACCTTCACCAATCTTAACACCAAATAGTTTTTCTACCTCATCAGAAGGCATTGATTTTAACTCATCAAGATCTGTTTGTAAATCTTCAAACTTACCAGTCTTAATACGACTTAATACATAACTAGTAGCTAAATCTGATTGAGCATTGTTAAATGTAAAAGTATCACTCTTAGCATTATCCATACGCACACCAGCAGCATACTGTTCAGCAACACCTTTCATTAACTCACCCATAACACTTTGAGAGTTGTATAGGTTTATTTGTGATAAAGCATTATTAACAACAGGATCCTTAGAGAATGCTTCTTTAATATTTTGTCCCTTAGATAGAATAGTGTTAGAGATACCACCACTAATAAATCCGGCTAAGAAAGCCTCAACACCTTCAGAAGATGTTGCACCTTCATAGGCTGCGCCTAATGAATGTAAGAAAGATTCTGCATCTTGCTTACCATAATATTTTTGTTTAGCGAAGTCAATAACTCCCCAATCAGTAGCAGTTTGAAGATTCTCTTCAATACCTTCACCAAGATTAGTTCCTATAACACGCTTAGTGGCTTTAGTTACAGCATCATATATCTTCTTACTTTTAGATAGTTCTGTAGCTGTATAATCTGTCCCAAGCTTAGACCCATCTTTAGCAACTTTATTAATATACTTACCTGCATTAACATTAGTTTTAGATGTTACTTTTTCAATATCATCTAAGTATTTAGCAGACTTATTAGATACCATGTACTTACCAAAGGTATAGAAATCTGTACCACTAATAATAGCCATATTAGTTCCAAAAGCAGCTTTCTTAGCATCATCCACAGTCATCTCTACCCAATCTAATTCAGCTTGAGTAGGTTGTCTTGTACCATTAGCAGAGATTTCAGATAATAACTGTTCTCGTAATTTATCTCCTGTACCACGAGCTTCCATACCAGCCTCACTTACAGAAGCAAAAGCACTGGCAGTTAGTTTATCTGTGGCGTTATATATTTTTATTTTTTTAGCTTGATCTACAAGAATCTTTTCCAGATTCTCAGTACCATTTAATGCAGTCTTAACTCCATTAGCTAGTTTACCTGCTACAAAGTTCTTACCAATAGCATTGAATAATTTAGAGCCCATAGCTCCTAAAGGCATAGAACCAACTGTGGTACCAATACCTTTAACAACATCATCCATCCAGAAGTTCATATATTTAAACTTCTCAATACCAGATGCTTCTTCATACTCTCTAGTATTATATAGAGGAACTTTACCTTCTAGATCCTTAACAAGTTCCTCACCTTTTCTAGTAACTTCATTATCAAAGATAGTGGTCCATGAAGAAGGTTTAAATCCTTCTAATGAACCATGTTCAGCAATATATTTCTTTTTGTTTAATTCATCTAAAGCTAAGTCAGATGAATAACGAATAATACCATAACCAATACCAGCAGTACCATCATATAAAGTCTGAGCAGCAGCTCCTACCCCACGGATAATTCCATGAGCAGCTTTATCCCAATGAGATTGTCTAGCTCCTCTGACATATTCAAATGCTGGTTTAGAATCACCTTCTTGAGTTTCAAAATAATCAGAAGTTAAAGGAGTATCGTATTTTGATTTACCAAAATTACCATAACCAGACATTGTAGAATATCCGGCAGATTCTGTTGGTGTAAATAAAATAGAAGGATCTTTTAATTTTATGTCTGTTGTAATTTTCTTCTTATTAGGATCATCATATCCTGAATTATCATCTAGATAATTTATCTTTTTTTCAGCCATTTGAACTTTTTAATTACCGTTAATTACTACCATTTTGCTCATCATAAACTTGAGCATCAGGTTGATCATAATAATCATTTATTTGTTTTTGTGTAGTAGCAGGATTATAGAATCCTGCGTGTTTACGCAATCCATCTGAATCTAATCTTCTTGCAGCTTCCATAGAAGATATTACTTCAGACTGTCCGTTAGGATAAGAAACTAATACTTTAAATCCTGGTTTAGTTTTACCTTTACCATCTGGTTCTTGTATTATATATGAAGTATATGTATTTCCTTCAGAATCAGCTTCTTGATCAGTAACGTGTATTGAATTTTTAGATATATTTTTACCCGCTTTAGCAAAAGATTTTATTATTTGATTTTCTATTTTTTCAGAAGCTTTGTTATCACCATATGAATTTATATTTTTATTTCCTGTAGTTATATAATCATTATACGAATTTAATAAATTATGGGATTTAATAGCAGAATTAATTAAATTATCTTTACCTGTAGATACAATATATCTTTCACCAGTACCAGATACCATTTCAATATCTCCTGGTTTGATATTTTTATTATGCATTGATTTAGCAAATCCTACAAATCTAGCATTTGCTAATAATTTAGCATTATCTTCTGGAGATTGACTTAGAATACCATCTGCATTTTTAATTTCCATATAAGGAAGTTGACCTGGATTTATTATGTAACCATTAGCATCAGTTTTAATAGCAAACTCTTGATTTAATAACTTTTCAAATCCTGGAGGAAATTGGGTAGATTTAGATTGAACTCCATGCATTTCAGCAAGATATCCATCCACTACTTTCATAGCATCATCCATTTTGTCTCCAGTAAATCCAAGTCTATTGGCAATATCCATTACTTGTTTTCTAGCCTTAACATGTTCTTTTGATGAGTCTATACTTTCTTTAACGGGATATTTTATTTGAGTAATTTTACCAGTTTTATCTTTAAATATAATATCTACATAATCAGAACCTACAGACCCCACAGAAGCATTAGGAAATAGTTTTTTAAATTCTTTTCCCTCCGTGTTATTAAGATCGCTGTATTTGACTTTTTTACCAAGGATTTCAAGATATTTTTCTCCTTCTTGCATAGGATTATAGTGTAATTTACCATCTCTAACATCAAATAAATTATTTCCTATTAAAGATTGAGCAACACTAGTAAATGAATTATCATCAGGAGATGAATTTGCAGGGGTTTGCTGTAATCCCATTTGGAATTTTAATTTATTTTCTTCTTCTGCAGCTTTTTTATCTTGATTCCATCTCCATGTGGCATCAGTTGTTAAAGCGTCTCTACCTTTAGATTTTTTATAGCCTAAAGCAGTTCCTAAAGCAGCCTCTGCTTCATTATCAATGAAATTTTCCCATCTAGTTTGCTTTACTATGTTATCTTTAGAATCTTTGATTTTTTCTCCAGTTAAAGGATCAACAACATCAACCATTTCATCAGCCTTAAGTCCTGTTCTTGAGAAATAATCTTTAGCTTCCATTAAAATATCATTTTTAACAGGACTACTTTCTAACCAAGAATTAAAATGTTTTTTAATTTTATCTTCAGTAACACCTTCTCTGTATTTAGATCTTATATATCCAGTACCAGTAGCATATGCTTTACTAACTTCTTCATCAACTTCAGGTCCCAAATGTTGAAAATACTTACCAATTTCTTCAGGTCTATTTACTTTATTAGCAATATCATAACTATTATAGTTACCTATTTTATTAGGATCTTTTAAATATTCATTATAGAATGAAGTATTGTAATCAAGCATCTCGTTACCTAAATATCCTTGAGTAGCAAAATCTTTGTTCTTAGCAATCTCTTCATTATGTTTATCAATCTTGTCAATAATTGCAGACTTAACTGCTAAATCATTATTCATAGCAACAGCTTGTCCCTTAAGGGAGTTCATTCTCTGTTTAAACTTAGCTGTATCTTTATCCTTTATATAATCATTGGTTATAGACTCCATTTCAGTTTGAAGTCTATTCTGATAATCCTGACGCTGAGGTTCAAAATCTATTTGAGCATCAGTTACTCCACCCTTAGAAGGATCATATACTTTAACAGATGTTCTTGTCTTGTGTTTACCTAATAAGCCTTTAGAGTCTTCAATACCTTTTAAAGTATCTTCATAATCCTTACTAGCGTCTTTGCCTAGTTTATATAACATCTCCAATGGGAGAGGTACATAGTTTGAGACTGGTTGATCAAAATTAACATCAACGTATCTATTTATAGCCATAGTGTAAAAGTAATAATTATTATTTAAATATCAAAATTTAATATGGAAAATTAAGTTCTTTTTCCACCATTAGAAGCCATCCATTCAGCGAACATTTTTTGGAAGGCGGGATCAGAAAAGGCTTTCTGCATGAAAGGTAACATTTGTTTTTCTTGCTGAGTAGCACGATAGTCTTTAGATTGTTGTGCAAAGTTAGTACCCATACGCTCAGTAGCTTTAAGTTGTAAGTTTTCTTTAGCTGCCCTGTTTCTAGCATTGATATCATCTACAGAATACCTACCAGCTATATTAGTACGTTGAGCATCATTTCTAATACCAACATTAACATTCTCACGATTTATACGTTGAGTATCTAACTGTTCAGTTAAACTAGCTCTATTAGCACCTAAGTTACTTGCATACTGACCACCACTTAATCCTGCATTCTTTAAGCTCTCTGCGGTGTTCTTATACATTCTCCAAGCAGCTCTATCGGCAGCTGTGTTATTTAACACCTCTGGTTTATAGTCATAACGTTGTTGAACTTCAACAGGCTTAGATGCTTTATACATGGCATAAATCTCTCCCATATTACTAGCTAATCCTGTAACTCCTTGATAAACACCTTCTTTCCAGTTAGAACCTTTAGGAGATTGTTCAGATTTAGCCGCCTCTTGCGCTCTTGCTAACATTTCCTGATTTTCTTTTTTAAACTCAGGACTGTTGAAATCTGACCAATTCTCACTACCACCATTAGGATCTGTTTCTTGATTGTAAATGGATGCTTTGGGTTTAGATAATGATGCTTGTTGCATTTTATATTTTTCAGCTAAAGTTTTAGGTGTATAACCCAAAGAAGGTTCTTCATCATCATAATATTTACCTGTAGTAGGATCATAGTTATATTCAGTTTTATCTGACTTATAAGATTGATTCTTATCTCTAAGAATAGCTTGATCTAATGGGCCTCCAATAGGCATATTAAAATCATACAAGGATTTATTCGGATATGTATAATATTTACCTGTATATAAAGAAAGTTCTTCTTCTTTTAAATTAGGATCTTCAGCAAAACCTGTATAGGTACCACCAGTAGGATACTTTTGAACTCCACCATATCTATTAGTTTGAATAGGCTGGTAAGTACCGTTTATAAATTTATGTGTAGGTATTGTACTAGTATCTCCAATCTTAATATATCCACCGCCACCAGGTGCAGGAGTATAACCAGTCTCAAATTGTCCAGTACCTATTACTTGTTTAGGCACATTATAAGAACCATAATAATTAGGATTAGGAAATCCATAAGCATCTGTGGCATCTGTAACACCTTTAGCAGGAGCAATATTCCAACCTGAACCATGAGCAGTATCTTGAACAATACTTATAGCTTTAGGATTATACATAGAAGGATACTGAGCATTAGAAGCATTTCTAGGATCTACTACCCATCCTTCTTTCTCTCTTATACTACGCCATTGTGAGTATCCACCTTCATCATACTGTTGTATACCACCTAATCGTTTAGTAGATTTATTTGGCATATCAGGTTTTAAAGATTGTTTTAGTTTTGCAATAGTTTTTAAAATCTCTTGTTCTCCATAAAATTTCTCAAAAGCTTTATCACTCGCTTGAGTTGCTAATTTCAATGTGGTTTGTCCATATTTATCTAGTTCGCCTTTTTCAAAAAGCTTAGTTAGTCTTTCTACTTTGTTTTGATATGGTTTATAAGACTGTGCTGGATTTTTTAATGTAGAAGGTAAACGAAGTTTATTACTATCAGAAAGAATTCTATCTGCATTAGGTGTTACTTGAACAGCCTCCTCTTTCTCAATCTCATACATACCATTAGGAGAATTTACTGTTACACCACCTTCTTCATGTGAAGGACCATCTACTTGAAATGTACCACCACTAGGGAATGTAGGAATAGCCCAGTTACCACCATGCATAGGAATAGCATTAGTGGGATAAGAAACCTTACCACCACGTCTAGCATATAAACTTTGATTAGGATCATTAGGATTTGGAGTAGTATAGTTTTGTGTAGCCTGTGTAGAAATAGCATCCCCCATCATTCCTTGCACAGGAGCCTGTTGAGGAGCCCCTTTAGATCCACCGCCCATATTAATACCCTGCATACCCTTACCAGCCCACATTTCACCTATTTGACTACCTGCCTGTCCAACAGGCTGCATCTGGTCATAGAAAGCTTGTTGCTCAGTTGTGTATCCAGTTTTAGTACCTTTATCAGCACCAACTTGTTTTAATAGTTTTCTCTCTGGGGCAAAGGAGCTAAGTGATTCCATACCAGAAGATACCTTACCAAGGCTTCTACCAAATTTAGTATCATCATATTGGTCTTGACTAATAGCATTAGGAGCAATAGTTCCTAGAGCTGTGTCTACGGCAAATAGACCTAATGCCTTAGCATTTTTACCAAAGTTACCTCCACCCTTATATTTAGGGATAGATTTTGTTCTTTTAAAGGATGAAGCCATGAATAATAAAGTTTGTTATACTGTATACGTAATATAATGATTTTTATGATAGAATCCAAATATATCTTATAATAGGATCTATTATAGATTATCTAGATGATGGTCTATATAAAGTACGTAAGTTATGCACAATGAACCTATAGTTATCAGCATTGTTATATCTTAGATCTACTACCATATATTTATCTCTTAGACGCTCACCAAAGTCAGTTTTAGTAAGTACTGCAGGATCAAATATAGAGCTTGTACTAGGAGTTAAGGTATTATATTCTACCTTGTTTCTAGGTACTGGTGTGAACCAAGATTGTTCTTTTTTCTTAATATTTGTATTAAGAGTTAATGTAGTCCAATCGGTATTATAAGCATCGGTGTAACATCTAAGCTCATTAAAAGTATCTGTTAACATATTGATGTTATCAGAATATGCTTGAGTATTAGAGCTTGGAGTAATGATCTCATCAATCCATTCAACTTGATCATCTATAGACTCAGTAGCTAAAATAAGATTATCGAATACCTTAGTATATTTAGGATTATCATTTACTAATACTTTAATATAGGCAGGATTCTCTACTTCATAGAAAGTACCATAATAACCAACATTATGCACATATATAGAATCATCATCATTAAAACTAAAGATGTATCTATTGTTATTAAAATATGTTTTAGGAGTACATGTATATAAAGAACTATATGCATCAATAGCCTCACTAAATACAATACTGTATTTTTCATATTCAGATAAAGCAGGATCTTGACCATCATTATTAAATGTGGTTAAAAATTCTTTATGATAGAAATCATATGTAGTATGTACTCCTTTTCCTATAATAGGATTATCTCTTAATATAATATTAGGATGAAACCTCTTAATAAAGAAGTTACGTTGTCCTTTTAAATCAGATACAGGTTCTAAAGATTGACCATTGAACATATATTGTGTCTTATGTCTACTATCTATAAAACTAATGTTATCAGGTGATCTGAATACAGACCATTGATGCATAGTTCCTACATCTAACTTAATATAGTTATGACGTTGTATAGTAGCACCTAGACCTAGTACTACTGGGATATTATTATCACTAGTAACAGCAGTCATAGGGTTTACATATAGTATACCAAATCCACGCTCTTGTATATAGTAAAGGTTTTCTTTAAATGCTACTAGAGCATTAATAGAACCATAGTTACCTTCTACATCATAGAAGTTATTAGTCTTATATACTTGCCAACTATCTTTAGTCTCGTTGTTATATTTTACTTCAGAGTAATGTACCCTATTGATCCACTTATCAGACTCAACAAAATCTAAAGGCTCAGAGAAATACTTAACTACATTAGATTCGTTTGAATGATATGTAGCATATGTATTAGTATCTGGTAAATAATATACGTTACTAACTAAATCTTTATTAATATGTGATCCAAAACGCATTTCTTGATTAGCTACGTTTGTACAAGGAAACATATGAGTAATTGATAAAGTAGCTTCGGAAGCTGCAGTAACTCCAGCTAAATTTCCAGGATAATTTGGATCTAAAGTATTATCATAAGTATAATGTCTAAAAGTTGGTCCTGAACCAGTACCATCACTAACATGTTTAGATGCCTTTTGTATATCCCAATAATTTAAATAAACATCACCACCAAGAGTATCTATATCTATATTAATATTATTGTTTAATATTAAATTATTTCTACGAATAGGAATATAACTTCCTGCAACTATATATTCATTACCAGCTCTAGAAGCATAAGTATTACCACCATATTGATTAATATTAGGTCTATAATATAATGCTAATAGTTTACCAGCATTACCTGCAGCAGTACAGTTGTAAGGGGCATTCCATTCATAAAGAGCATCAGGGGCATCTAATACTGTAACTAATGTAGGATGTCCCCAACATGGATTACCAGATGTTGCAGCACCATATGTTCTACCATAATTATAGAAGTTAAAACCACTTAGACCTGTTATTGATGAATTGCCTCCTTCACACCAAGCCCCATTTTGTAAAGTCTTATTATAATTTGCTGAAGCACTTACTGTTGCAAATGGTAAAAACCCACCATACGAAGAATCATCTATATACATGTGTAAGTAATAAGCCATTTCATCGGTATCTAATCCTGATTGCTGTTTCAAAGTTACACCTGTTAAAGCACCTGGTCCTGGAGCTAATCCACCTGCAGGTTTAGTACCTACCACAGATGATAATCTCCACCACCAATCAGCTGTTTCATTAGGATAATTAAACCATCTGTAGCCAAAATCTTTAATATTTAAAGCGTCTATGTAATTTTTAGATATAAGTCTAGAACGAATAAATAATCTATCTCCTGAAGAATATCCTTGAGAACCATTAGCAAAAAAGTCAAAACAATCAAACATTTTAACTCGTGCCATATCAGGATATGAGCCATTACTTAATGGTTGTATACTAAATGTCTCCCATACATCCTGTGAAGGCCAAGGATTCCATCTATAACCTGCTGTTAATGTTGGTGGGAATAATGTATTTACAGTATTAAAATTACCAGGTAAATACATATCTGTACCACTAGTCATAACATCACTATAAGTAGGACTGATCATACCACATCCTAATATAGTTTTATTAGCATCAGTATCACGTTCCATTCTAACAATTCTATAACCTGATATAATATCTTCAAGTCCTGTAACATCTACATTAAATTTAATATATAATGTTTGTCCCCATGTATCTGTACTAGAATTAGGTCCTGGACTAACAGTATTATAACTAAAAGATAATCTAAAATCATTTATACCTGCTGCACTTGCAACACTATCAGGATTAGGATTAGGATCACCATAAGATGGCATTTTAATATCTGCTATCCACTTTGGAAAATAAGGATTACCTTCAAGATCATATGCTTGAAATGCAAATCTATAAATTTCCTCATGTTGGTATCCTCGTAAAATTGTACTTCTATAAGGACTCTTTAAACAATTAAGAGAGTCTTGAATATATACTTGATTAGTAGAATCTGTAGCAGGTACTTGTGCCGCCATAGTAAGATTACTATTCAATAAGTTAATTAAATTGGTTCTACCATCTGTCCATCTAAATGGTACACTAGTATATATATTATAATTAGTTACACCACCAGCATTATTATATTGACCTATACGATTATCAAGTTGTGTACTTATAGTACCAAATTCATAAGATATATGAGCACCTTTACCACCTAGTTTACCACTAGCATCATTAGGTACATAATAACAAGCATCAACACCAAAAGCTCCTACATTATCATAATACTCATTAATAGAATCATTTGTTTCAGGAGTTGCTATAGCACCATTTAACGTATAACTTGTAGATACACCATTATGTATTAATTTAATGTCAGTACTTGCAGCATTAGGTGTAAATGCTCTAAAAGCTCTAGCATCCCAAGATGGTAAACTACCACGCTTAGTTTTAACATTACCCCAAAATAAACGGTTATCTTTTGTATCTACAGTTTTAGCATGAGTAAATGAAGATTGTATAGCTAAGAAGTCTGTTAATAATATCTCATCAGCAGAAGCTAAACTAGTAACATCTACAGTAACTATACCACTAGTAGGTATATTTTCTTCATCTAAAGAATAAACTTTACAAACATCAGTATCACTATCTCTGAATAATACTATATATTCTATAACATCATAAGCATTATCTACATTAGAAATTTTAAATCTAATTCCTTTATTAGAGTTAGATCCTGGTACACTACCTTCATAGTTTAAAAAATCAGTGATACTAGGACTAGCTAAATGTACCATATTAGATACAGTACTATAATTAGTAATAGCTCCTAGTGTTTGTTTTAATCTATAACATAATTCATATGTGCCTACATTTAATGAACCAGCAATAATGTTGGTCATAATAGGGATATCAAAATTAACTGATGGTGTTAACCCTGTTAATATAGGATTTATAGCCATTACTTGTGGATCAGTAACATTTAAAGTTTTAACTTTATTATAAAAGTCTGACCAATAAATACGTTGAATTTCTTGAGATTCATATCTACCAATAGCTGCACTAGGGGCAATAGCTGCATACTTAGTAAAGTTCAAATAAGCTGCATATACTAATGTAAGTGTAGTAGCTGATGTAGATTCATCATATTGTAATTTAAATATGTAACCAGGATATGAATAAGAATCATTAGTTGGAATACCTATACCAGATGGATAGATATCTGTATAAGCTGGATTATCTTCAGCTACAAATAAATAAACATCTTCAAGGATAGTTGTATAACCAATAGGAATAAGTGGATCTACTGCCGCAGGAATAAAGAATGTATCATCTCCAAGACCAATAGGATTGTTTACAAATGTACCATCTGGCTTAACATACCAAATAGTATTTTGAGTTCCAGGAGCTGAATTCTCAGATATATCTACAGTAAAAGGACTAACATCATCAACACAATCTACAGTAGTAGTACGTTGATAGATCATGATATAATCATCTTTATATGCAGCTGTATATTCTGTACCATAGTTTGGTAGAGCAATAATTTTTTGATATAATGTAAAGATATTAGTAGAACTATTTACAGTAAATCCAGTAACAGTATCAGTACCCCAAGGGCCTATAATAGTAAAATCTATAGTATCTGTAAAAGTAGTGCCATCTTTAATATCTATTTTTAACTTAAAGATATCATTCATAGTAGGAAACTTAACACCACACTCATTACCTTTAATAGTAACTAATGAAGTATTAGATGCACCTAGCTCTGTGAATGGTCGGAAGTTTATAGCTTCCAAATAGGTATTTTTAGCTTGTATCAATTTAGATACATCGCTTTGCATCCCCCTAGAAAAATCATTAACTGCTTCCATTATTGTAAGTATTTCCTTTCTCTGTTTCCTGTATTGCTAAAGAAGTTAGCATATTCATTAGTTAATGGCATTAGCCTTAACCATACATTTTTAAGTTGTTCCATTTTAGCTGTGTCTGGCATATTAGCAGAACCTCTAGCTGAGTTAACATAGAATAACCAATCTCTTTGGGATTCCATATAAACATCTTTAGCTATTTTACCTTGGCGGTAATCTATTCTATCTAATCTAAAAGTGCAGTATGAGGATAGAGCCTCATCAAAATATGTATTATCAGGAACTAGTGGAAAGTGTTCATCATCAGTAGCTACAGCTTGATATACTAAACACAACTCTCCTTCTTCAAAAGAAGTATTGATCCAATTATCTTGTATATAAAAAGTATGATCAGTACAGCATTGAGGTATCTGATTACAATCTGGACAGCCATAGTTAGCTATCATAGATTTATTTTTCCATGATAATGGTCTACCATTATGTGCTATATCAATAGGATAAACAAAATCACAAGGTAACATTACCCTGTAATTAGTAACCTCTAACACAATAGACTTATTAAGATATTGTGAGTAGGCACCAATTCTAGCCATAGCCTCACCTATCCATTCAAGGACATCTGATTCATTAATTTCTCCATTAGATCCTAAATCACGATATAGCTTAGCTATAATAGATTTAGATGATTTATATTTGTATATCATGGTGCTAGTTTTGAATAAAAGTCTAACTTAGGATTCTCTTGTTTTGCTGTTTTAATTAATATTTTATTTTGCTTAGTAGCTTTAAATGCGTAATATTTCTTACCTTTAAAACGTGTATAAGATTTATCCCATCGCCATTTATACCTGTCAGAGTTCTCAAAGTATATGATCTGATTATGTTCTTTAGATGTTTTCCAATCTATAGCCCATTTGTATTTCTTATCAGGATCAAATTTCTGTTCAAACTTGATTACACCAAGTAGTCCTAATCTGTAAGGCATTTTATAACTCTCACATTTATAGACTACCCTTTCAGATATCTTAGTATTAAAAAGCTTTATAGCTTTACTGAATACTTCGTAGGATACAGGAGTTCTGTCTTTGATCTTAGCTTCGCGTTTATACTCTGCATAAAAATCTTTTAATCCTATATCAACCTTTAATTTCCCTTTTGTTCTTCTTCCTATCTTAAACATTATGCTGGATTACCTGGTAATTGTGCACTTTCATTGTTACCATCATTGGTATCATCTTGCTTGAACTTCATGAAAGGTACTACTTTGGTTTTAATTATATAATTAGTTATTTCGTTAGCCATTTTCATTGACACTGGATAAGGACCGTCAATATCAAAACAAGCATCTCCCCCACAATCAGTAAATTCTGATAAAGCAGAGGGGTCTTCAAATAATCCATAAACTGTAACATATTCTAATATATCTACATTAGTTATATATAAGTAACCATTCTGAATAAACCATTGTGCTTTATTAGATGTATACTTATTGTACTTTAAATACTTAGTTTCAAAAGCATTACTTTTACTAATAACTTCCCCACTAGGAAAAACAACTCTAATGATAGAGTTATCTATATGTGTTTCTATTGTTATAGGTAACTGCTCTTCAGATCTATATACTACACAAGTACTAGGATCTAAACAGCATTCTGTAGCATCTACTTGGATCATCTTTAAGCATTTAATTGCTTGTATCCAAACATCGCTAATGTTCTGCCTTTTAGATAGTGCTTGCGAAATAAGCATAGATCTAGTTTCATTGATCCAAAAGTAGATCTGCTCATCTTCAATTCTAAATGCATAAGATAGGTCACCAGAGGTAGCCATATTGCGCACATCAGAAGCTATTTCATTTATAGTAACTTGCATATTGTAAAGATAAGATTATTTTCTGAATATTGTATAAGAATATCCTATTGTAGGAAATTTATTTTGTAGGTTATAACCAGCCCTAAAAGTATGTCTTTTAAAGGACACCCCCACTTCAGGAGCTAATAAGCCTGTGCTTACAGTAGCACCTATGTGTAGCTGTAGGTTACTGGGTACAGTTATTGTGTTTGTGATTGTTGTAGTTACTGTAACAGTATCAACTATTTTAATAGGTATTTTAAGTTTATAAGAAGGTTTAAGAGCTCTTAGTCTACCTTGAACATGTATATCAGTATATAATTCAATATTACCATCTTTTAAAGTATCTAAATATCTACCAATTCTATTACATTCTGTACTATCTATATAAATAGGTTTCCAAAATGTATCTGTAGTTGGTTTAAATATATATTTAGGTTTAAATTTATAAATAGTATCTTTAGCCCAAATAGTATCTGATTTATGTTTTACTATAGTAACAGTATCAGCTTCAGGTTTAAAAGTAGGTAGATAGGATTTAAAAGTGCTATTACATTCTTTAAGTAATAGTAAGGCTATAACACCTATAACTATCCATTTGATAGTATTAAATATACTGTTTTTATTCATTAGTTATATACTCTGATTTCAATTCCTGTATTAACCAATACAGCGTTGGCTCTCACATTACCTCCAGCTATAGCATCATACTCAGCTGTAGCAACAAATATAGAGTCAGCATCATTTCTATCAGCTATTATCTCATGAGTTATAACTACTCCACCAGTCTCTCTAATAAAGTATTGACGATTTAAGAAAATAACTACATTAGAAGCTGTAGTAAAAGCTCCTGTTAAAGTACCATAATACCAACCTACAGAATCATAAGACCATACTATATTACCTAATGTATTTTCTAGTATAGTTGCTGTAGGAGAATTTGTTCCAGTTTGATTTAAAGTAGCTACATACTTTTTGTATGACCCACTTCCACTAGCACCCGTGCCATTTAAATAATCAATGATCTCGTTGATCTTATCATAGAAGGTCTTAACCTTATTTAACCAAGCACCTGTACTGAA